TGGTGCAGCGACCGCCGGAGATAGTGGTGCAGCGACCGCCGGAGATAGTGGTGCAGCGACCGCCGGTAATTATGGTGCAGCGACCGCCGGTAATTATGGTGCAGCGACCGCCGGAGATAGTGGTGCAGCGACCGCCGGAGATAGTGGTGCAGCGACCGCCGGTAATTATGGTGCAGCGACCGCCGGTAATTATGGTGCAGCGACCGCCGGAGATAGTGGTGCAGCGACCGCCGGAGATAGAGGTGCAGCGACTTCTAGAGGTAAGTCTTCTAGTGGCAAGAATGGATTATCTGTTGCTCGAGGAAATAATGTAATGGTAAGAGGAGGACTTGGAGCTATCTTAGTTATAGTTGAAGAGGAAGAGGATAATTATGAGATTAGAAATTGGAAGTGTGTAATAGTTGATGGAAAGGTTATCAAGGCTGATACCTGGTACAAATTAATTAATGGAGAATTAGTTGAATGGTCTGATGAGTAATACTGAACTGAATTTTTTTTGTAAGTCATTGAGGAAAATATTGCGTAAGCATAGATGCCTTCGTGAGTTTCGTAAGAATTTAAAAAATACACATAATGAAACTATTTATGAATTTGTAAAGATGGTTTCTGAGAGTGATTTTTTAAAGTTTGGAGAATTGATTACCTATTCATTTGTATGGCCTGACATTAATTACGGGCTTTGGAGAAAGATCTCAAATGAATGGAAAGAACACGTTGAATCTATAGGATATGCTGAAGACTATATATGTACATCCAGCGGTGATCAAGAGAATCCGGTCTGGTAACATGTCACCGGTAATTACGCGATATGAAGGCCTCGATGTGGGTGATGTAGTTGAAGTATGCGATGATGATGAGGTGAACAGTGTGATAACTAAGGTAGCGAGGGTGGAAGCTCGTGGAAGCGGTCTATATCGTTTAGAGTTGAAAGATCCTGCTACTGCATTTGTTGAGTGATGATAGCATAGCGGTTCCCGGCGTATTTCAGGGTAACGGGAGTTAAATTTTGCCATGTGAAGGTTAGTACAATGGGTATAGTGATAAGGTAATAAGGCCGGGGCCGCTATCATTTTAAAGGAGAAAAATCTATGTGGAAGAAAAGCACATTACGAAATAAAGGGAAGTCGGATCGGTCGAAGCTGATAGACAGGTTGGACCGTGTGTTTTCGGAATATATCCGGCTTCGGGATTCTTTTAAGACTCAATCTGGATTTTATTTCCGTTGTATCTCGTGCGGTCAGATAAAGCCATATGAGGATGCGGATTGTGGGCATTATGTGAATCGTGGACACATGAGTACGCGGTTTAGCGAAGATAACTGCCACGCTCAGTGCCGAAGCTGCAACAGGTTTGATGAAGGTAATATATACAATTACCGTAGAGGACTTGTAGCAAAAATTGGTGAGGGGCGTGTTCTTCTGCTGGAAGGGAAGAAGCATGCAGCATGCAAGTTGGGTGAATTTGAATTGAAAGCTATGATTGAGGAGTACAAGAAGAAGGTTAAACTGCTGAAGGAGGAGAAGGGATGGAAAAAGAAATGATAATGGTACCGGCTGATGAGTGGACTGCAATGAAAGCGATAGTGGAAGATTTGTCGAAGAAGGTAGCATTGATTCTTCATCGCGATGTGGAGTATATGACTCAACAGGAGGTATGTGAGATGTTGGATATTAGTCGGACTACATTCTGGCGTTATCGCAAGGATGGTTTGATTAAGGTATATCATATCGGCGGTAAGACCATGGTGAATAAAACAGAGATTCAGGCTGCCATCAACGAGGGGCTGATATAGGATTAACTAATGTGGCAAGATGTTTGACAAAGTAATATTCAATGCGAGGATAGATTTCAGTAAGGATGCAGAAGTACTGGCTGATCGGCACCACCTGGTGAAGTGTACGGAGGGCAGCAAGGTTTATTATCAGAGTTCAGCTTTGGGAAACATTGACGGCTTCTTCATGCAGATTAAGGGCAGTAAAGTTCAGATAAAATGTTCTGTGCATAAGCTCTGGAGTAAGTTGCGGACGGGATATTTGGATAACAGCCAGATGTTCACAATAAGTGATGCCAGGAAGGTGATGGTAGAGTTGTTTGAATGGTGGGGGATTCCACTTTCGGATGATGTGCGTGTTACTTACTTTGAAATTGGGCTTAACATTCCTACTGAGGATGATCCTCTGGAGTATATTTCTCTCGCTGAGGCTGTGAATAGTGGAGGAAACAAGGAACTGTTCAATGATGCGAATTTTGAAAAGTGCCGGCAGAAGACTACCGAGAAAAGCCGTAATATTAAGAAAGTATTCAAGATGTATGATAAAGGATTTGAGGCACGGAGTAAAAGAAGATATTGCGATGAGAACATTTTGCGTGTTGAGACTGTATACAAGCGACAGAATATCGGCGTATTGGAATGGTTGAGTCATGAGAATATCAATAAGTTGCTTCATATCTTTTATAAGGACTGGATTAATGTGATTTTCACCAGGCGATTATGTGCTGAGAAAGGAGTGAAGGCCAGTCAGATGGAAAAGGCAGGTCAGCTGTTGAGGCTTGGCCGGGAAGAGTATTTGGCGCGCAGTAAAGTAGAACATTCACAGGGGTATTTAAGTGACAAGCAATATCGGACAATACGTGAATTCATTCTAGGTTGGGATGATATTAAAGGGTCATTCCGGATGATTCCTACAAAGGCTGAAAAAGAATACAAAGAGAAGCTAAGTGCTTTATTCTCAGTATCTAAATTATGAAAAATGTATAATCAAGGGTATATGCCCATAAGGTCAAAGAATTATATGGTTGAAAATCAAGTAAATAAATATTTTATGAAACAGAATGAAACGGTATTATTTCATTCAGGGAGCTTTTTAAGTGCCCTTATTGAATGGGGCAGCTTGTCCTATACAGCCCGTAGGGTGTCGGGTACCGACTCACAAGGGCTGTCAAAAGAAGTGGGAATATGAAGAAGAGGAAAGTATACATCTGCATCGCCACTGATCTGCCAAATGGATTGATGAGGCTGCGTCTTGAAAAAGCAAAAGAGAATATTGAGAAAGTGAATGATATTCCGGTGATGCCATTGACGGAGAAGGGAAGGAGAATGAAGTTGGGAAGACAGATTGACCTGATGCTATGTGCGGACTTGGTATATTTCGGGAGAGGGTGGCAGAACTCGAAAGAGTGTATGGCAGTTTTCGAAGTGGCGAGAGTGTATGAGAAGAAGATGATGTTTGAATGAGGGAGGGAAAGCGAATGAAGGTCACAGTGTATTACGCTACGGCGAAGAAAGAAGAGATAGCAAAGATTCAGGAAAAGTACCAGCTGCCATCGGGCTACAGCGTGAATGGTGAAGTGGTGTGCAACTTGACTGATAAGGTGGTGAAGGAGATGCAGAGTGAGGTAGAAAAAGGTTTAATTCAATTAAGATTCAAAGAATATGACAAGAGAAGAAGCAAATAAAATAATAGCAGAAAATGAAGCGATGGTTATCGGATGCACATATAACGTGCTTTTTACGAATGATATTGTAATCGGCCAGACGCTTGATGCTATCGAATCCGTAAAGAAATCACCTCTTTACCGGATGAAGACAAAACAGATTATCAATCGGATTGAAGTTGAGATGCGCAAATATGAGAAATTGGTAAATAGCGCAATCGGGGAACGGTCCTCATTCTTTGCTGATGCGAATGACATTTTCCTGGAAGATATTCAGAAGCACATTGATATTCTGTACTGGTCAATCAAACGTGAGTTTGACAGGTGTAATCTGGAACACTCTGACATCCTTGCACGGCTTGAACTTGCACGGACATTATGCCAGTTCGGATGTCTTCAGTTAGATAAGCGAGAAGACGAATTGCAGAAAAAAGATTCAAGGTTTAAGCGTATAGGTTATATCCGTCAGACGGCACTGCTCCATGAACTGAACGAGGTAATGCTTACGATGAACATACCATGCACAGTTAACCTTGATACTGAAGATTGTTCGAGAGCTATTAATATTTTATCGCTTAAACTTGCTGATGCGGAAATTATCGCAAAGGCTATATCTGCATAATATCATGAAAGAGAATATTCCCCAAGCATTATCCATAAAAATAGATTTAGAGAATAATCCTAAAGGCACAGAATTGAAGGTAATCCAGCAAAAGGAGCGTGAAAAGTGTGGTAGATATGTGGCTATTCCTGGAGATAAGACTCATACGAGAATATTTGTTCGAAATAATGAGGATCCGGAGAAAAAGATAGCAGCATATTTGGAAAGGATTAATAACAAAGTTAAAATGTGGAATTAAAATAATACGTTATGGCTAATACATTTGAGTCTGCTATCCAGAAGTATTTGGAAAATCGCGCAAAGAGTGATCCTCTTTTTGCGGAAACCTACAAGAAAGAGAACAAGAGCATTAAGGAATGCTGTCAATATATCTATTCACAGGCTCGTAAAGCGGCCAAGGGAGGCAGTGCAGTCGGTATAGATGATGAAACCGTATATGGATGGGCAGTACACTATTACGATGAGGATAATATTAAAGTTGAGAATGTGAAGGAGAGTGTGGAAGTATCGGCTCCAGATCCTGTTAAAGAAGAAGTCATTGAAAAAATGCCAGAAAATCCCGTGAAGCAAAAACCGGGAAGAAAGAAAACTAAGCAGGAACTTTTTGACGAACGCCAGTTATCACTATTTGATTTTTAAGATATGAAGCCAAGAACGAAATTAGAGAGGCTGGTAGCTGAATTGAGTAGTAAGCTGCCGGCCGTTAGCGAGGCCCAGATAAGATGGGGAAAGAAGCATTGCTTTCCTCATAACGCTTACAAATGTAAGGATGAAATGTGGTGCAGTGACTGTGGAAGATTATGGGTAGATATTACCGCTCAGAAGGAAGGTTACATACGTTGTCCTTATTGTGGTGAACGTCTTAAGATAATGTCTAGCAGGAAAAAGAAAATGCGTCAATATGAATACATGACAATCGTTACTGCTGTTGATAAGTTTCAGGTACTCAGACATGTTGAAATAGGTAAGAATAAAGGAACCCTCATGGGAGAAATATTCTACCATGTGGAGGAAGTCTGTCAGCAATGGATAACTGAGGATATGAAAGAAATTGTCATAGCCAAGCCAATGAATATGGGTTGTAATTCCTGGATATATACACAGCCAATGAGTATCAAATGTTCTACGAATTATTACAGACATTATACGTATGACATCAATGGATATGTTTATCCGAAAGTAAAATTACTTCCTATTCTTCGAAGGAACGGGCTACGCACTTCGTTTCATGGAATTACTCCAGCTGTTCTGATACGCGCTTTGCTCGGAGAAAGCAAATATGCGGAAATGTTGCTGAAGACCGGGCAGTATGGTATGCTGCAGTTCTATATGTATCGTGGCGGTTTATATCATCCATGGGCAGTGAATATATGCAATCGTAACGGGTATATCATCAAGGACGGCTCTCTATATGATGATTATCTCCATTTGCTTGATTATTTCCATCTTGATACACATAATGCTCACTATGTGTGTCCAAAGAACCTGAAGAAAGAGCATGACAAACTGGTTGAGAAAAAGAGAAGGATAGAAGCGAAGATTCGGGCTGAACAGGAACGAAAAGAAAGGATTGAACGCATGTCCAGAATGAAACTGGATATCTTCTCTTTCATCCAAAGAATCCAGCCATTCCTGGGAATAGAAATCAAGGATGAGGATATTGTGATCCGTCCATTAGAAAGTGTTACCCAGTTTTATCAAGAAGGAAAGGCTATGCACCATTGCGTCTATCAAAATGAATATTACAAGCGTAAGGATTGCCTTATTCTCACAGCACAGAAGAATGGGAAACGTCTTGAAACGGTAGAGGTCTCTTTAAAGACCTTCAAGATCGTACAGAGCAGGGCAGTCTGTAACGAGACCAGCGATTACCATGATCATATTATCAAATTGGTAAACCGTAACATGGAACTGATCAGGAGGGCCGCATCATGAAAGAAGAAAATAAAAAAATATTTATAGAATACGTATCCCATTTGTATAGTACCGATAAAAGTTATGATATTATAGGGAAAAATATTAAGGCTGTAAAGTTATTCCTTGAAAGTGATTATCAGGTCAACCGTAAAGGATACAAGGCTTATATGAGAGATAATGCCGTTGAATTATCCGATAAGCCATACATTAAAGATTCTCTATGTGGGTTCCTTAATTATCTTGGTATTGGATATTCACGCACACGAAAGGAAAAATCCGTTAAACCTCTTGAGAAGTTAAGTATAATTTCGGAAAAAAACATGAAGCTTCTGAATGAATTTGTGTATTATCTTACACAGGATGAAGACTACTCTCCACACACTCTGGAAATATATTCATTTTCAATCAAGAAATATTTCGAATACGCCAACGAGGTATCAGTTGATAATTACAAGCGTTTTGTGCGGATGCTGGAAGATGAGGGATTATCCCCCAGAACGATACGGTTACGTATTACCGCACTTGAGCGTTTCAGCAAATGGATGAAGAAGCCGATAGAGCTGAAGCGCCCCAAATTCAAGAAGGAGTTGAATACTGAGAATGTTCCGACTGAAGATGAATACAACCGGCTGCTTGAGTATTTGAAAAACTGTAAAAATAGAGATCGATACTTTTTCATAAAAATACTGGCCACCACAGGGGCTAGGGTAAGTGAGTTCTTCCAATTCAAATGGGAGGATATCCTTTCCGGTGAAGTCATCCTTAAGGGAAAGGGAAACAAGTATCGGAGGTTCTTTTTCAGTAGACAATTACAGGCGGAGGTAAAAGTATATGTGAAAGAGAGCCACAAGTCAGGATATGTTGCTGTAGGAAAATGCGGAAGGTTGACGCAGAGGAGTTTATGTCAATCAATGAAAGACTGGGGAGATAAGTGCGGAATAGATAGAAGCAAGATGCATCCTCATGCTTTCCGACATTTCTTTGCGAAAATGTATCTGAAAAAGAACAATGACGTGGTACAGTTGGCAGACCTGTTGGGACATGGGAGTATTGATACGACAAGAATTTATTTACAGAAAAGTTATGACGAACAGAAAAAAGAATTTAATAGAAGCGTTATATGGTAGCGTCATGTTTATTGATAACCTTCCTGATTTGATAGACCGGGAAACAATTTACGATGAGACCGGACATGTGGATGTGGAGTTTATGACTGCCATCCTGCAATGGATGACAAGGATGGCCGACATAAGCGTGAAAGTACAAAAATCATTAAATCGTCTGTTGGGAGTTGACGAACTGGAGAAAAATAACAAGAGCAATAAGGATGATTCGGGAAACAAATGGAGCGTGGAGGAAATCCTTATGCACTGCACACTTGAAAACAATGTGTTAAGACTTCCTAAAGTTCAATTTAATAAGAAGTCATATGCTGAAGCAAAGAAATGGATTGAGGAGGCTGGAGGAAACTGGCAGGGAGGTAAGATACAAGGATTTACGTTCCCATTTAATGCAGAACGTGTGTTCTCAATACTTCATGAAGGAAAGCGGTGTAATTTACAGCAGGAATTCCAGTTTTTTGCAACACCTCCAGAAGTAGCCGACTGGCTTGTGATGCTGGCTGGTGGAGTGCATGAAGATGAAAAGGTTCTGGAGCCAAGTGCCGGTACTGGTGCTATCATAGATGCAATTCATAGAAGCTGTCCAGATGTAATTGTAGATTGTTGCGAACTTATGCCAGAAAATAAGGAGATACTGTCGAAAAGGGATAATATACGTATTGTTGGAGATGATTTTACAAAATGTGATGTTGCACAGTATGATAAGATCATAGCAAATCCACCATTTAGTAAGAATCAGGATATTAGACATGTAAAACGTATGTATGAATGCTTAAGTTCCGGTGGTGTCCTTGCTGCAATAACTAGCCCGCATTGGGAATTTTCCAATGAATCTGAGTGTAAGGATTTCAGGCAATGGCTTGAGAATAATGGAGGAAAGAAATTTGAGATTGAAGAAGGTGCCTTCAAGGAAAGCGGAACAGGAACTAAAACTATAGCAATAGTAATTAATAAGTGATATGGGTAAACTGAAAGTATATTATGGGTGGGCAAAGATAGGTAAGATTCGCAAGAAACGTGCGATATCTGTCATGTTCGAGAATGAATGGCATGGCTGCAGGATTGACCGTGGACAAAAGATTTTGAGAGCAGCTCAGGAAACAGTCTTTGAGCGATACCAGGATGCGGAAGAAGAGAAAGCTGCAAAGGATTGCACCCGGATATTTACCGAGTATAGCCTGTTCCTTGACGAAAAGCCAATAAACGGCAGTCTTAACAAGATACTCCAAATGAACAGCGAGGCAGATAAGTATCATGTTTCTAAAGAGATACGTGATAAGATTGCTGAAGCCTTACGAAAATCCTTTATGCAGGCGAATCGCAGATATAAAGAACCCGATGGACAACAACTTGAATTAAATTTTGAATGATTAAAACGAATTGTATTACCTGTTTCTGGCAGTCATGTGGTGGCTGCTGGGATAGTTAGAAAGGAGAAATGAATATGACAAGAAAGGAAGAAATGCTTAGGGAAGCCGTTCACGATCATTATCAGTGTAACGGAAAGTATGCTTGTGAAGAACGTACTTATTGCCGGTTCTGCGAGGGAGAAAACATAGCACATGATTGTGATGAAGATTGCTATGCAGATGAATTCAGTGAAGGATTTTTAGCTGGATGGGATGCCTGCTTGAGACACCTTAGTGAGATTCCTTGGAATGAAGCCATGGATGAAATTGTTGAGAATGTCAAAAAAGGCAATTGAGATGATTAGAATGGAAAGTTACAAGAAGCAATATACGCGTCAATGGATTGACAAGATTAAATCCCATTGCCATAATACTCCAAGATACCATCTATCATATAAGTCGAGGAGTATGTATCCGACAGAAATTGAGATAGCATGTAGGTATTTGAGAAGATGGAATGGATTTAAGGTTGTAATTAAAAGTAAAATATTAACTGGATATACAATCGGACCTATCCGGGATATAGACATAACAATTTACATGTAGGAGATATGGGAAGAAAAAAAAGAGTACAGACCGTTCAGATAGTATCTAGGGTGTCATTGGCCGATTATATGCGACTAAAATCTATCTGCGAGCAATATGGATTTAAATCTGTTTATCAACTGCAGAATTATCTATGCTATTCGTTTCTTCGAGCCGTTGACAAAGAGCATGATCCGATTGATGAGCCTGTTCCGGATGAAATAATGAAAATGTTTGATGATTTGGGTAGCTCTCAGCTTCCGAGAAAATATTTAAAAGCGAAGCCAAATAAAAAATCTATGGACTTATGAAAGATGAACAATACCGAAAGATTATCACTTCCAAAGAATGGAAGAAGTTACGTGCTATCAAGATTGCCAATAATCCTATTTGTGAGGATTGCCTTCTGGAGAATAGGACTACAATAGCAACAGAGGTACATCATATCACGCCGATTCAGCGAGGAAAATCGTTAAAAGAAATGAAAAAATTAGCATACGATTACAATAATCTTCGTTCTCTGTGCGAAAAATGCCACCAAAAAACGCATGAATTGTTGTTAAGTAGAGGCAAGAAAATGCAAAAGGAACTTCGTGAACTAGAGAAAAAGAGATTCATTGAAACCTATTTGTAGGGGCGGAATCCGTTGCCAGACTACCCCGGGGGCTATTTTTTTTATTTGGCCTTCTTGCGCAGAACCCCGTCCGTCCATTGTTTACACTCACGAGTAGTTTTAAACTCTGGGGGGTAAAACGAAAATTAACAAATTTAAGAAATGGAAACAACGCTTAAAAAAATAGAGTCAAAAATCAAGAAAGCACTGAAAAGTCAGAAAAGTTATTCACCCGACCTTGATACTTGTATCACAATGGCGGCCGGTTCTTTCTATGCCTTCCTGGTTGCGCTGGATGATATTCAGAAATTGGAGAAAAGCTATGTGGTTGAGACTTCACGAGAAGGTAATGAACGGATGGTTCCCCATCCTGCTTTTCGAGTGCTACGCGATACGCAGGAAATGGTGAGGCGTTCACTGCGAGAACTGGGGCTTACCCTGAATACGCTATCGACAGATGATGATGACGCACTTGAAGATATGTTGAAAAAGGTTGAGGCTGTAGAATGATTCTGGACGAACTGGAGAAACAGAGATTAAGAGACTTGAAGAGCCGTACTGTTGAGCACTTGCAGGCAGTACGGCTTGATGCGTATTCGCTTGACAAGGTGGATAAGCGGCTGAGGCTGTATGTGGATGATGTGCGGAAAAATCCACAATGTCATAATCTGTATGAGGTGCTGGCGGTAGACAGGTTTCTCCGGTTCCTGAATAAGTATGAGTTTCGTGCGAAGGTAGTGCGGAAATTTATCACGTTCTATGAGTGCCTGGTGTTTAATGGCATGCGGGGAAAGACACGGTACAAGATGACTCCGATACAGGTATTCCAGTTTGCGAATATACTGGGATTTTATAGGAGTGCGGAAAAACGGCTATGCAGAACCGCGGTGCTGTTTGTACCGAGAAAGTTCAGTAAGACGACTTCAGTGAGTACATTGGCAATATACGAACTGCTGTTCGGAGATGCGAATGCGCAGGCTTATGTGGCAGCAAACTCTTATGACCAGGCGCAGATCTGCTTTAGCGAAATTAAGGGGACTCTGCGGAATATGGACAAGCGTTTGAAGCGATTCAAGACGAACCGGGAGAAGATTTTTAATTTAATGCCGGGTAAGACCAGCTTTGCGAAGTGCTTGGCGAGTGATGCAGATAAGCTGGACGGGTTGAATGCTTCACTGGTGATAGTGGATGAATACAGCCAGGCAGACAGTGCGGACCTGAAGAATGTGCTTACCTCCTCAATGGGGGCGAGAGTGAATCCGCTGACGGTGATTATTACGACTGCATCCGAAAAGTTGAATGGACCATTTTATGCAGAACTGCGAGGATACAAGGAAGTGCTGGAGGGAAAGTACGAGGACGACAGTGTATTTGCGCACATCTTTGAGCCAGATATAGACGATGAAGAGAGTGATGAGGCTACATGGCGGAAGGTGCAGCCGCATTGGGGTATTACGGTACAGCCGGACTTTTATGAGTTTGAGTGGAAGAAGGCACTGCGTAATTACGAGGATATGAAGGCTTTCCGTACCAAACTGCTGAATCTGTTTGTGGTGGATGACCGTGCGGCATGGATTACAGCTGATGAAGCCCGTGCGCGAAGAGGTACGTTTGACCTGGCAACAGTGACAGGCGGGCCGCTTACGATGGTAGCTATGGACTTGTCAATACACGATGACTTCTCTGCGGTGACATACAATGTATATGATGAGGTGCTGAGAAAGTTCTACCTGCATACGGACTACTATATACCGGAAGAGACGCTGCGGAAGCACACAAACAAGGAACTATATCAGCGATGGGTAGAGGGTGGATATATGAAAGTGTGTCCTGGTCCGGTGATTGACTATGCAATGATTTCGAATGATATGCTGGAGAGAAGTCGGACATTGCGTATTGTGGGAATAGGATATGACTCATACAAATCGCAGGAGTGCGTCAATATATTAGCTGCCGCAGGATTCAGGGAGGTATTGAAGGCGGTACCGCAGACTTATGGGGCCTTTACATCGCCGGTAGAATCATTTGAATACGCTTTGCGAACGGAGAAGGTGACAATGCAGGATAACCCGATTACCTGGTATTGCTTCGGAAATGCAGTGCTGGACCATGATAGAAACGAGAACAAGAAACCTGTGAAGGTGCAGCAGAATAGGAAGATAGACGGGGTGATAACCTCACTGATGACATTCTACATGTTCAATAATTATGAAAGATAAGTGATAAGGTGAAAAGAGACATAGGAAGGGCGTAAAGCGGTAGAGTGCTACCACTTTACGCCCTTTCTCCAGTTTATAAAAAAGACCTATGTATATATCAATAGAAGACATCAAGAAACATCTGAACATAGATTATGAAGAAGATGACGGATACTTGCAAGACCTGGTTGAGGCTGCGGAGGAGGCAGTAGAACGGTTTGTGCAACAGTCGCTCAAGGACCTTGAGAATGAAGAAGGAATGATACCTGCCAGTTTGAAGCATGCTATCCGGCTGATGGTAGGTGGATTTTATGCCAATAGGGAATCTGCTGCGTTTGCAAGTGCTCATGAGATACCGTATAATCTGCATTTTTTATTAATCCAATACAGAAAGCTGAGGTAATTATGCAGGCAGGACTATTGAAGGAATGGATAACAATAGAGCAGGAATCCGTGACAAGGGATAAGTACGGAGGTGAGCAAAAGGTATGGAGCGAGTTTGCACGCACACGGGCAAGGATTCAATTTAAGAACGGCGACCAGGTGCTGGAAAACCGGGAAGAGATACACACGGTAACGAACGTGGTGACTATCCGCTACCGCATAGGGGTGACGCGGCAAATGCGGCTGACCTGGGGCGGCGAGAAGTACCGCATCCTGTCTATTGACCGGAACAGACAAGAACAGAGCCTGGTGATTAAATGTGAGCTGATAAATGAATAATTATGGGAATATTACAAAATACATGGGACAGACTGACCGGGAAAGCGGCCCTACGAGAGAACATCGCCCGGCTTGAAGGTAATGTGGCAGAACTGCGTAGCGCAGTAGCCACACAATGGTATGGAAACGGTGAAGTACAGGTGATAGGAGATTACTCCGTATCAGCGAATATGGCGATGAAGCTGGCTGCAGTGTACCGTTGTACATCGATAGTCAGTGGAACGGTGGCAAGTCTTCCACTGCTGGAAAAGCGAAAAGTGAATGGTTACTGGGAAACGGTAGAGACCGGGAGACTGGCAATGTTGCTCGGTTTAAAGCCAAACGAGCGGCAGACACGATTTGACCTGATCCGGAATGCGGTAATACAGATATTGAATCAGGGAAATGCCTATATCTATCCTGAGTGGAGAAATGACGGCCAACTGGGAAGGCTGGTACTGCTATCGCCGAATACATGTACCTACGACAAGGACAACAACGTGTATCAGGTGACGGACTTCACGAACAAAGTGTTTGGTACATTTGACGCTGACGAAATGATACACCTGCGTAATATGAGTACAGACGGTGGCTATACAGGAGTAAGCACGCTGCAGTATGCTGCAAAAGTACTTCGGATAGCCTCGAAAGGAGACGATAAGAGCGAGGAAGTGTATTCACCAGGCGGTACCAGAAGAGGATTCATTACGGGAGCCAGCGAGATAGTGAAAGGAGTAGGTATGTTTCAGGACAAAGAACTGGAAACGGTAGCCGACCGGGTATCTTCTGAGATGTCGAGCGGAAAACAAGTAATGAACCTACCGAACGGTACGGACTTCAAGCCTATGGACCTGTCGCCAGCTGACACGCAGCTATTGGAGAACAAGAAGTTCGGGGTGCTGGAGATATGCCGATTCTATGGGGTGCATCCCGACAAGGTATTTGCCGGACAGAGTACGAACTACAAGGCCAGCGAGATGTCGCAGGTATTGTTCATGAGCGACACGCTACAGCAGATCTTGCAGCAGTTCGCGCTGGAATTTACTAACAAACTGTTTGTTCCATCGCAGTACGGACGGTGCAGAATTGAATTCGGCATCGAAGATTTTTACAACACCGATCTGATGACGCTGGCTTCCTTCACTGAAAAGAATATCGCTACGGGAGTATGGACAATCAATGAAGCGAGACGGAAAAGAGGATATGCACCCGTTCCGGGAGGGGATGAAGTAATGATGAGTGCCAATTTAATACCGGTTGGTTATAAAAGACCTGCGGAAAGTGCTACCACTTTCAAAGAAAACACGGATAAATAAAAGAGTATGTTGTATGGAAATTAGAAGTTATGGTAATACAGCTGCGCCAAAGATTAGCGGAGAGTCCCGCACGATAGAAGGTTATGCCATCGTGTTCGGACAGGAATCTGAGGTGCTGTTTGACCGCAGCAAGCGGAGAAAGTTTATAGAAGTTATCCAGCCTGGGGCCGTGACGCATGAACTGCTGGAGAGGAGTGATGTGAAAGCACTGCTGGAGCATAATGCACAGAGAATGATGGCCCGTTCATTCAATGGAAAAGGTACGCTGACACTGAGCATTGATGCACATGGTTTGAAGTACCGTTTTGAAGCGCCCAATACGCAAGACGGTGACTACGCTGTAGAAATGGTGAAAAGAGGAGATTTGTTCGGATCTTCTTTCGCATACGCTACGGGTGAAAAGAACGTAAGGTATGAGAAACGTGCGGACGGAATGCTGATGCGCTATGTGAATGCGATAGAATGGATAGGCGATGTAAGCATCGTGAGTGATCCTGCCTATATGGGTACGGATGTTACTGTGAGAAGCGTACAGGATTTTTTCCCTGAAGACAAAGAGGATAAGAAATATCTGGACGAAGTGAATGAGTTGAGGAATTTGGCAAATTGTTAATATCTAGTTTTATAGTAAGATGAAGAAGAAAGAAATGATTAAGCGTGTTCGGGAAATCAATGCACGTTTTAAAGAATTGGCCGACACGCTGGAAGTGGAGAAGAGAAGTATGACTGCGGAAGAGCAGGCTGAGAAAGAGGCACTGACAGCTGAGAAGGCGGTACTGGAGTTGCGAATGTTGCAGACGGAAACCAACATGGCGGCAGTAGAACAGTCGGAAAACCGTTCACGTGTATTCAGTGAATGTGTGAAGTACATGAAAAGAGGTATCTACGGTGATAATCTGCCTGAAGAATACCGCTCACTGTTGACTGAGAACGGGCTGCTTATTCCGATTACGCGTGATGTGATTGACTCTACAGGTGTAGGTGCTATCGTTCCGCTGACTATCGGTGAAGTGATTGAGCCGTTGGAAAAGGGTTTGATTCTTGACAAGGTAGGTACAAAAATGCAGTATGGCATTGTAGGTGCCTGGCAGTTCCCTGTGGTAGCCGGTGGTGTTGAGGCCGAGCTTCAGGATGAGAACGTAGACCTGACTGATAAAAAAATTGATATTACGAAGATTGTACCGGAACCGCGGCGTGTAGGTATTTCCATCCCGGTAAGTAATAGAGCTATCGACCAGTCTGCCGACCTGATTCTTGATATTGTAAGAAAGCAGCTGTATCTGGCCATCCAGCGACTGCTGAACAAGTGGATGTTCAACAAGACTCAGCTGAGCAAAGCGTCTAAAGGATGTTTTGTAGATGCCTATGCTGCCCCGGCAGTAACATTTGCAGGTGATGTTCCGACATGGGCAGAAGTGCTGAATATTGAGGCAGCGGTGATGGAAGAAGGTGTGGTAATGGATGGCACAGCTGCATGGGTATGTTCCGCTTCAATGTTTGCGAAGTTGAAGGCCGCTCCGAAGGATGCCGGATCTGGACGATTCATCGTAGAAGACGGAATGATTGACGGATATCCGGTATTTGTGACTGAATATGTTGAAAAGGATATGCTGGGATTCGGAGTGTTCAGCTATGAATTGGTAGGACAGTTCGGGGAAATGCGAATGACAGTCGATTCAACTTCTGCAGCGGTTGCAAAGAAGAACATGACCTACTTTGTCTTTAACACCGATTTTGACATGTTGACACTGAGAAGTGAAGCATTTGCCGTGGGTAAGACTGCCTGATAAGGTGAAAAAAAGGGAGTATGAGTGAGGATATCAAATTTACCGTAGACACGGAAAAACTCAACCAGCAGCTGCAGGAGCACCGGATGAGCACGCAAGAATCAAGGCGTGCCATCCGCAACGGACTGGCTACTGCCGGACGAATTATCCGTAATGCTGCAAGAAAGAATCTGGCGGCAACATCTGGAAAAAATGGTCCCATCAACTCCGCTCCCTTACTTCGGTTTGTGAAATTTAAAGTGTACAAAGATTATGGTGGAGTGCGTATTGACATCCTTGGCCGGACAAAAAAGAGTGAAAGAACTTCACTGGCCAAGAAGGGGTTAAAAGATTTAGCATATACCCTTAAATGGTTTGATCTGGGTACGCAAGCACGGTATAACGAACGGAGAAAACGGAAGGTTCTGTGGAATAAAAAACTAAAAAAGAAACGCTATACAGGTAGTATCCAACCATCGCGTTTTTTTCAACGTGCGGTACAATCAAAGAGCCAGGAGGCTCAGGAGAAGTTGCAGGATATTCTGCTGAAACAAATAGAACGAATAGCTAAGAGAAGAAAATGAGTCTGAGTATTGCGATACATATCAACAAGCAGCTAGCCGCGAGTGCAGAGCTGAAGGAAAAGGTTGGAGATCGGTTTTATCCCGTATCTGTAAAAAGTGATGTACAGGCTCCCTTCATTGTGTATGAACGTGACAGTGTTCAGCCGAACGGTACGAAAGACGGAACGGATGGTGATACGGTGGTAGTAAATGTGTATGTATTCGCAGAAACCTATATGGAATCGGTAGAGATAGCCGAATTGGTGCGCGATACGCTGGAAGGTTCTTCTGGAAGCTATACAACGTTTGAAGTGGATGAATGTGACTTTACAGATGCTGCAGAGACCTACGAGGATGGGATATACGCACAACAGCTGGTATTTAATTTAACAACGTATAAGAATAAGTGATATGGCAAAGAGAAAAGCATTGAAGGGGAAAGACTTCATGGTCTTTGTAGGCGGAAAAGCGGTAGCTCTGGCAACGAATCACACGCTGAGTCTGGCTACAGAGACATCGGACACCTCTTCAAAGGATGACGGAATATGGAGTGATACGGAGATTACGGGCATGAGCTGGACCGCATCAAGTGAGAGTATCGGTGCGCCGACAGAGGATGCAGCAGTTGACATCAGTTATGAAGAATTGATGGATATGTTTTTGGCAGCCGAACCGGTAGATGTAGTATGTGGAATCCCTAAGAATAAATCAAATGATGGTGTGCCGGAAGGAGGATGGCAAGAGCCGGACAGTACCACTCCATCATTGACACATTATAAGGGAAAAGCCCTTATTACAGCTCTTGAACTCAATGCCCCCAACAAAGAGAACAGTTCTATTTCTGCTACATTTACGGGCGTAGGAAAATTGGCAAAAGTTGAAAAGGCAAAAGGATAAGGTATGAATAACTCGGGACAGGTAACAATTCAAGGTAAGCAGTATGTTGTGAAGTATGGTCTGAGAACTTTGTTCAAGTACGAAGAACTGGAAGGACATCCGTTCGAGTATAAGAAGATGGAAGATTCCTACAGGCTCTTTCACGCTTCACTGCTGGCGCATAATGCGGACTACAATCTGAGTTTTGGCGAGCTACTGGACGAATGTGACGAACACCCTGAGATATTCGGAGAGTTCGTTCGTCTTACTGAGGAGTCGGCTAAGAGAAACAATGAAATAAAAAAAAAGGAGAGTCTGCCGGAAAGCCTGTAAGCGTAATTAATCTGTACGAAGAAATAGTAGTCCGGGGCGGGGTGTCACCGGACTATTTTTTTGAAAATATGGATTGGCATGAGTGCATGGTTTTTTTAAAAGGTCTGAGAAAAAAAGAGCGTGTTGAGATAGAGCGTGTTCGCCTGTTGATGTGGGCCACATTAGTGCCTCATAGCAAGGGCGGTCTAGAACTGGAAGATGTGCTGACGCTGCCAGAAGAAGAGAAGTCGGACGAAGAAATACAAGCAGATAAAGAAGAAGAGAAGAAAATGATGGAAGAACTGCGCAAACGCGCTAAAACAATGGAGGAATATGTATGAGTAATATATTTGTAAGGCTGCTGCTGAATACGGATAAATTTGACCAAGGGTTATTTAAGACCCAGAAAAACATGAGGGGATTTGCCGCCACTACACAGGGGGTGTTTGGTGGCCTGACTAAATTCGCCAGTTATGCAGGTGCATTCGTTGGAATCAGTACTTCTATTCATTCAGCAGTTACTGCGAATATGGAATTTGAAAAATCTCTTTCTTCCCTTCGTGCGTTGACAGGTGTATCAGCTGATGAATTGAACTACTTCCGTATAGAAGCTATCCGTATGGGCATGGACAGCACGCAATCGGCTAAACAGATGGTAGATGCCTTCAAACTGATAGGAAGCCAGATGCCGGAACTGTTGAAAAACAAGACGGCACTGACTCAGACTGCAGAAGCAGCTGTAGTGCTGGCTGAGGCTGCAGAGTTGGATGTACCTACAGCGGCTAAAGCTCTGACAGGCGCTCTGAATCAGATGGGGGCAAGTTCGGCTGAGGCTACGGATTATATCAATATCCTGGCAGCAGCTTCACAACAAGGTAGTGCGGACATTCCATACCTCAATAAAGCGATAGAGAATGCCGGTGGAGCAGCTAGCAGTACTGGAGTAAAGTTCAATGAGCTGGTAGCCATCATCGAAGCGATTGCTCCGAAGATTACAGATGCGGCAAGTGCCGGCACAAACCTGCGAAATATTTTCCTGACACTGGAGAGTTCGGCCGATCAGAATCTGCGGCCGTCAGTAGTGGGGTTGAGTAAGGCGATAGATAACCTCTCAAAAAAGAATCTGGATGCTGTCCAGCTGACGAAAATGTTTGGAAAGGAATCTGTAACTGCAGCTATTGCGATTCTTCAGGAGAAAGATACATTTGACCAGTTGTCAGAAAGTATTCAAGGGACAAATACGGCTTATGACCAGGCGAGAATCAATAATGATAATCTGGCCGGTTCGATAGGGAAATTACAGAGTGCATGGACTTCCTTCATTAATACAATGGCAGGTAGTAATGGGTATATCCAAAATGCAGTAGATAATCTGCGTGAAATGGTAAACTGGGCAACTCGTGCCATCGCAATGACAGAGGACCAACGATTTAAGGATACGAATAAAGGAAAAGTATCTGAAGCCGTAAAGCAGATGGATTTATACGTATCGCAAGGAATGGACCCTGAGTTGGCACGAAAGAGAACGATGGCAGATTTGACAAGAACTCTTTTTCCGGATGCTCAGTTTATGGAAAAGTACAAGAGGCAGATGGTGGATGCCCAAAAAGCATGGGAGAAAGCCAAACTTGTAAACATCAATTCTGCTGCATATGAAGAGGAAAAAGTATTTAAAGAAGCCAAAAGATTATATGAACTATCTGTTGAGCAGAAATCCCTGTATGACTTAATAGATAATACTCTGCAAAAGCAAGTAACTAGTCTGGAGCAACAGAGAATAGCTTCAGAGCAAACAAGAAAAGAAACGGAAGCAGCCGCAGAAGCTGCGCAGAAGAAAGCGGAAGCAGAAGAAAAGGCAAGACAAGAAAAAGAGAAAGCTAGTCGGCCGGAAGGATCATTAGCTGATTTAGAATATCAAATAAGAAAGCAGCAACAGAATTTGATGTCTGCTACAACCAATGAAGCAAGAACTGCGGTACAAAAAACTATCAACGAACTGGAGGCCCGTAAGATATTCCTGAAGGCACAGGTGGAGACAACTTTATTCCAAACAGGACGAAAGGCACCTGAAGCAGTTACAGGTAGCAGTATGAGTTTAGGAGATCTGGCCGGAGGAGTTAAAATACCAGATAAAATAAAATTACCCAGTGTAGAAAACGGAATTAAAGAAAATGAGGCTTACGCGGATTCTTTCATAGAAATAAGCAACGCCATTGGTATGATGTCAGGAGCTTTTCAGGGGAATTCAAATTCTGTAGAACAATGGGCTATTTCAACATTTGGCAACATTGCACAAATGATAGTTCAATTACAGTCATTGGCTACCGCACAAGGTGTAGCAAGCGCATTTGCAGCTCCATGGCCTGCAAATATTGCTGCTGTGGCAAGTGTAGTAGCAACAGTTGCAAGTATTTTTTCATCTCTTCCTAAATTCGAAGATGGAGGTATTGTTGGGGGAAATAGTTACTTTGGAGATAAGTTGCTGGCCCGGGTAAATAGCGGGGAGATGATATTGAACAGACAGCAGCAGGCTACACTGCTTAATATGACTGCTGGAGGTGCGGAAATCACCCTGGGAGTAAGTCGAATTCAAGGTGCAGATATATATCTATCTCTTAGTAATTACATGAAAAAGACAGGGAAAAAATTATGAGTTACGGATTAATATATAGAGTTCCATTTTCTTCAGGGAAAAATATAGATTACGTCGTAGAGATTGAGAAAGATAACTACTCTGGCGGTGTAACAGAACTGCAGGCTGATGAGGCTCCTTTTATTGTTAATAATGAAGGAGATGACTTTTTATATACTCCTCTGCGGACTAGTGTTGCAACACTGAATGTATGGGGAAATGATTACCTGCAGAATCTGTATTCAACTAATTACAGAGAGTATCGGGTATTACTGAAGCGCAATGATACGATTCTTTGGTGTGGCTTTGTCAAGCCGGAGGTGTACACACAGAATTATTCAGATCCTGAATTTAGTTTGTCAATCGAATGTATATCGTCCATAGAAGTGCTAGGATATGTTGACTATAAGAATGATAATAGAAATTTTATATCATTACTGGATTTGGTTAAGCATTGTATTCAAGAGTCGAGAGGGGTATTCACATCTGTATATATTCCGAAGGTGTATTATCCGGATAGTAAATTTGATGAGGAATACAATATACTGGCTGGGCTATCAGTATCAGTACAGAATTTCTTTGATGAGGAAGATAAGCCGATGACCTGCAAAGAAATCCTAGAAGAGATTTGCAAAGTACTTAATTGGACATTGTATGAAATGAATGGCCGGTTGTATTTTGTCGATTCAGATAATGAAGAGGGAGAGTATATACAGTACAATGATGATTTTTCTGTGTCGAAAGAAGCGATCATGCCGGACATATCGATCCAGGAAATTGGGTATGATGGAGATAATCATACGCTTGATATCTTAAACGGATATAACAAGGCAGTGGTAAAATGCAGTAACTATCCTGTTGGAGATGCTTTGCCGGATTATTCTTTTGACTTAATGGATTTTGTTACCGACTATACAATCGATGGAGGAAAGCAAAAAAAAATATATAATCGATTAAAAAGAGCAGCTAAATTCGAGACATTGGCTTACATAATTGAGTCAAATAAATTCGTATTTATCACATTAGAGGAACAGAAAAAATTGATAGGACCAGATGGTAGTCCTACAGTGCCTTTTATTGGTTGTATTCCTACCATGCAAGATGTATATGATGTTGATGAAAATGGGAATCCGTTAATTGTTGATTATGATTTATCAGAATATCTTGATATTCCTACTGGAAACTATAATTATGGTATTTACTATGAGATAGGGAATAAAGTACCAATGATAAAAGTAAAAGGTTCTTCTTCTGCATATGCAGATGGTGTGTTTATTATTAATTTCAATGTAATATTTGGGGCATATATTGATAAAAGTACATTAACAAGTTATGATTTTCATTTCCAGCTTCGTGTTGGAGATAATTATTTTCACGGAAAATCAGATGGAACATACAAGTGGGATAAAAATCCAGATACGGATGCTGAGTATGATAATAATTTATTATTAGAATGGCCGGAAGGAACTACAGAAATAAATCTTATAGATAAAACATACAATTTGAAAACATCTAGAAAACTAGGAGATGGATTAAATGGAGTAAGAGGATATTTATGTAGATTACCTAAGGATATATTATCAGGTGAAGTTGAACTGACAATATGGGGACCCCGAGTAATATGGAATGATAGGCTGACTTATACCATTCGTTTGAAAGATTTTGATTTTGATTTCAAAAAAATAGAAGGTAGTGATTCAGAAAAATCTGATTCCGATAGGATTTACGAAAATACTGTTAACGGGGATTATATCAATGAATTGGATGAAATCGAATTGAAGATATCTACTTATAATGCTGATGGGGCCTGTTTCAGTAAGTTGGTAATGGGAGGACAATATGTTACTGACAACATCTATTGTAAGATGGTAGGCAAAAAGATTCGATTGGAAGAATTGCTTATTCAACGTATCTGCAGCCAGTATAAGGTGCCTCGTACTAAATTGACAGAGCAAGTCAATTACAGAGAGATAGATCCTGGAGCAATGTTCACTGATGATTATCAGACAGGTAAAAGATATCGTTATATCGGTGGGGAAGTTGACTACCAGGGAGACACGCAACGAATAATATTGATTGAATATAATAGCTAGTATGATTGATATAGGGATAATAATAAGAAGCCGTAGTATACCGGCTACTCCGAGGAGCAAGGATTATCCTCAGGGATGGATAGTAGGAGTTTCTTCTCCGAAAAAAGTGGTAAAATCTTCAAATAAGAAAGGAGGTTGAAATGGTGCTATTAGGGAAAGACCTGTCTATTTGGATTGATAACGGGGCCGGAAAACTAGTAAGAATCGGCAAGGATCAATCTTGCACGATATCAATTCAAGCTGAGACAAAGTCAGTGACCGGGAAGACACTAGGTAGGTGGATTAACAAGAGAGCTACAAGATTAACCTGGTCATTGAGTAGTGAGAATTTATTTGTTCCTGAGACCTTCGAATTTTTATTTGAAAAGATGGTGTCAATGGAACCAGTTACTGTTACATTCTCTCCAGTCCGCAGCAATATATATGGGCAAACGTATGATGATACCAAGAGGTATTATGGTATGGCTTATATCACTCAGTTATACGGGAATGCTGACAAAAAAGATACTGGAAAGGTGTCTATATCATTTGAGGGATCCGGAGAATTAAGAAAAGTAGACATTAAGAATAGCAAGGTATTTGATTTTACGTTCGACAATAAATTTGAATAACATGAAGACATTTGAAGAATTGCGACAGCAGGCAGAGGCAATTCGTGATGCTGTCAATGAGAATGAAAATAGCGCAGAAAGAGTTGGTGGCCATTTGCTGGATACAGTGGAGAAGATGGAAAGTCTGGATATTGCTGATGTGGCAGAAGCTGTCTTGGAAGCTGAGGCTGCTGCAGCTGAGGCTAAGAAACAAGCTGATATTGCCAGCCAGTCCGGAGAAATAGCGCAGAAAGCCAAAGAGCAAGGAGATATTGCCGAGCAAAAAGGAAACGAAGCTGTTGCAACAGCTAACGCTGCAGCTCAGCGTGCTAATGAGGCTGCAGACAAGGCTACTAATGAAGTTCTTTTCAAAACTCCCCAGGACCTATCCGAAGAAGAGCAGGCTCAGGTTAAAAGGAATATCGGAATTCAGAACGCCATTGCAGGATTGATAACATTGCCGATCACGGACTTTAGCGCCAAAGTAAATGCCACTACAGCTACTAAGACGGTGGACAATATTATCCCCAAAGGGATTAATTTTCTCATAGTAGATATCGGTGTAGTTGAAGGGGATAGCAGTACTCCTGCCAGCCCTGAATTATCAGCTGTTCTATGTCCGGTTTCAGGAGGAAGAGTGGTATTCCAAGGATCTGCTTCAACTAAATTTGAAGATTTCAAAATCAGTGTGATATCCGGAGCAGCTGAAAAGGATGGAATGGGAGTAGAAGTTAGTACCCCAAGAAGTATTACATACAAGGTATTTCAGGTGAGGTATTTGACGGAACAGGGATCGGGAACTTTTAAAGGTTCTTTCAATTCGCTGCAAATATTACAGTCGGCATATCCTACGGCCAAGCCTGGCGATTATGCCTATGTCGGCAATCCACGTCATCTGTATGAATGGGACTCGTTGGCATGGCAGGACAGGGGGCTGTACATTACGGATGTGGACCAGGCACTTGATATTGATTCTGGGAAGGCAATTGCTAATAAAGCTGTGGCGGTAAAACTTTCCGAGCTAGAACCATTAAAAGAAATCCGTCTAAATGGTGTGTATATTAATCCATTTACCGATAGTCTAGGGACTTATGATTACAATGGAACGATACAAGAGTTATACATATCGGTAATAATCCCAGAAGGTAATGTATTAGTCCTCAAACAATACGGCGATAAATTATATGTACGTCCTGCTACGAAAGAAGTAAATGGAACTGCTGACAGTTGGCAAAGTGTTACGCCTTTGTCTGATATTATTAATGGTAAAGTTATTGAATTAAAGTGTACTAAAGCTGGAGGTGGGGTTGAAATAGGTACTATTGTAGGGTATATAATTTTTAAGGATATAGATAAATTCAAAAGCATTGAAGTTACTTATATCGGATTAGGAGTGTATCCAGATGTGTTCAATTTATCGAATTTTCCCGGGATAGCAGATTATTTATTTTTCCAAAATAATAAGCATAAAGTAAATACAGAAGATATTATTGACAGTGCTGTTACGGCTGACAAAATAGGAAATAATTCTATTACGAAGGATAAGTTATCAAAGGATTTGTCTGATAAAATCTTCGAAAAAGAAACATTGTCAATCGCCAAAAAATTTGATAAAAATTATATTTCGTCATTAGCAACAATATATTCAACTTCTAGTTCAAGAGCCGTAGTTAAATATAAAGTAAATAGTGGAGAAAAAATTCATGTAATTATCCCTAAAAATGGGAATGAATATTCTATCACTTATGCTTATTTTAGTGATTTAGAGGGAACCCAAGGGACTAAACCTTCAGACGGAGGCATTGTTGGCAGTGAAACAAGAATTGAAAGGGATATAGTTGTAGAGGACTATCCTTATATTGGTATTACATACACTACAGATGCTGGCGAACCTATTGTCACCAGAGATAAAATATCCTTGACTCAAGGCGATGTAGAAGAAATAGTTAAGGAGGAAACATCTTCGGTAGAGTCAAAACTATATGTTAATGGATTAGATGTAGTATTGCCAGATAAATTTATCGCCGTAAAAAATGATAATTTACAGATATTTTGGAGAAGTGTTATAAAATCAGTTTCTCCATATTCTTTTGGGATTGTATCATCATGTTTGATTGGGAAAAATTACCCAAGATACTATACTTTATTATCTTCTGTAGCTAACTCCAATATAGGTCAAGAAAGAGATTTAACAATCATTCTAAAGAATAATAACTATCAAAATATTTTGGTAAAGAAAACAAAGATTAAGATTATTGATATTCCATCTTCTCCATCAACTATGAAGAATATATTGTGTGTAGGTGCTTCAGCTACAGCAGGTGGGCAGTGGGTTAATGAATTAAAACGAAGATTAACTGCTAGTGATGGTGACGGAACATCTTTTAATCCTACTGGATTAGGACTTAATAATATTGATTTTGTTGGCAGAAAAGAAGGCACAGTTAAGAATGTTAAGTTGGAGGCAACGGGAGGATGGACTGTAAAAGATTATTCTGGCGAAGGAAGAAAAGCATATCGTTTTTTTGTTACTGGAGTTACTCAGCTAAATGTAGGAGACACTTATGTAGGTGGCGGAGATACATTCACAATTACCGAAATAAATGTCACGGAGGGTGCTGGCAATATTCGTTGTACTTATGATGGGAACCCATCTCTGCCATCTAACGGACAACTTACAAGAAAAAATGGTAATGGGGATTCAACTATTACATATAGTAGTTATGAGAGCGAAAGTTACAATCCATTTTATAATTCGGAATCTGGTAAATTGGATTTTAAAGCGTACGCAGACAAATATTGCAATGGTAGTATTGATGTCTTTTTATGGCACTGCGGAGTCAATGATATATTTGCAGGAACTCCCGAATCAATTACTAATGCTATAGAAGCATATAGAAATATATTACGAGCGTACCATGCAGATTTCCCTAATGGAAAAGTAGTAATATCATCCGTCCCTTTAGGCGATCCCAATGGAGGATTTGGAGCAAATTACGGAGCAAGTGAAAACGGTAATTATTATACATTTGCTATACAAGTATTTGAATATGCCAGACAGCTGATGGAACTCTGTAAAGAAAGTGAATTTAACAGCTATACCTATTACTGCCCTGTAATGGAAGAATTTGACAGTGAAAATTCTTATCCGAGTGAAGAAGTTGCTGTTAATAATCGTTTGCAATCTGTTAAAGAAAAAAGAGGGACAAATGCAGTACATCCAATAGATTTTGGGTATTATATGGTTACAGACAGTTTCTATCGCACTGTTTGTTTAGTTCTCAATGAG